GGAGGATTTTTACCAAGAACCACAGGTGAAAAGCTTTACAGATATGCTGCAATCAGACTTAGAATTGCCTGCATATGTAAAACATTATTCTATTATCACCACTCCTATTAATGAACTTGTAGGAGAACTTTCTAAAAGACCAGATACATTTAGAGTGAAAGCTTTTGATGATGATTCTAAAGCAGAAGAGTTACAATTTAAAACAGAGACACTTCAAAAATTCATCATTAATAATGCTAAAGAACAAATTCTTGCTAAAGCTAGAATGGAAGGTGCTGAGATTGAAGAAGAAGAATTAGATCAAATGACAATGGAAGAGGTTAAGGATCAATTAGATAGCTACACTTCTGTTGCAGAAAAATGGGCTAACCATATTCTAACTTGTCAAAAAGCTGAGTTTAATATTAAAGAAAAAGGTGAAGATGCTTTTAGAGATATGTTAATCTCTGCTAGAGAGTTTTATCATATATATGAAGACAATTCAAAACTAGGATTTAACATCGAAGTGGCTAACCCAAAGAACACTTGGTTCTTATCTACACCAGATCGTAAGTATATATCAGATCCTACAGGAAGAGCACAAGGAGCGTATGCTGCTGGTACTGTGACAGTTATGGAACTTTCTGAAATTATTGAATCTATTCCAGATCTTACTAAAGAAGAGATTGATCATTTAAGATCTTCTCTACAGGATTATGGATTGATTAATGTTAGAGAATCTAACTTAGGAAACCCTAATGCTGCAGATGGTATTGACTCTGTACAATATGATACATTTGACCCATTAGTTCTTCAGACAAGAATGATGGTGGAATCAGAAATGAAAGAAAACAATGATGGACTAAAAGATTTCTTAGGTCTTACATCTAACGTTTCTTCTTTTGGTTATAAGTATGTTGTTGTTAGAGCGTATTGGATTTCTAAAAAGAAAATTGGAAAGCTTATTTATTTAGATGAAATGGATAATGAGCAATCAATGCTTGTTGATGAAACATATAAATCAGGAGCTATTCCTACACAACAATCATTAGAATGGGGATGGATTAACCAATGGTACCAAGGAACTAAAATTGGACCAGATATCTATCATATCAAACCATTTAACTTATTAAATTATTGTCCTATTATAGGAACAGTTCATGAAGTTAAAAATACAGAAGCTAAGAGTCTTGTAGATCTTATGAAACCTTTCCAGGTTATATATAATGTTTGTATGAACCAATTATATAAACTTCTTGAAAAAGAGGTGGGTAAAGTTTATTTAACATCTATTAGACACGTACCAGTTCCTAAAGATGGAGATGCACAAGATGCTCTTGATATCTGGGAAATGGAAGCACGTAACAGAGGAGTGGTATTTATTGATGACTCTCCAGAAAATCTAAAGTCTCCAAGTTCATTTAATCAACACAGAGAAATAGATCTTACTCGTACACAAGAGATACAGTCTAGATATAATCTAGCTATGCAAATTAAGAATGAGTGCTGGGAGCTTATAGGTATGTCTAGACAAAGAATGGGAGATGTTTCTGCCTCAGAAAGTGCTACAGGTACTAATACTGCGATGCAGCAGAGTTACTCTCAAACAGAGCCTTTATTTGTGGCTCACGAGTACGTGCTTGGACAGCTGTATCAAAGTATTATAGATGCTGCACTATTTGTAGAAAGTAAAAAACCTCAAAGCACTCTTTCTTATATTACTAATGAAGGAGAATCTGCATTTGTACAAGTGAATGGTACAGATCTTAAATTTAGAGATCTTAAAGTATTCTTAACTAACAGACCTGAAGATACACAAATGTTTAATGAACTTAGACAGCTTTCTCAAGCTATTATTCAAAACGGTGGCACACTTTATGATGTTATTGAATTGTACAGCACTAAGTCTATGAGAGCTATGAAGAAAACATTCAAAGATCTTAGAGATAAACAAGAAGCTCAACAACAGGCTCAACAACAACAAGCTCAACAGCAAATTGAACAACAAGGACAAATTGCTCAAGCTCAAATGGAGAATGCTAAACAGCTTCAACAAGAGAAACAAGCTCATGATGATTATCAAAATGAATTAGACAGATTGTCTAATGAAAAGATTGCTATTATAAAAGCAACAGGTTTTGGTAACGTACCTTCAGAGGATGTTGATCAAAATGCTATTCCTGATGTATTGGAAATGAGCAAGTTAACTAATGATCAAAACAAAGCTGCTAAAGACTACGAAATAAAAATGGCTGATATTCAATCTAAGAATAAACAAGCTAATGATAAGATGTCTGTAGAAAAAGAAAAAATTGCAGTGGCTAGAGAGAATATGGCAAACGATCTTGCAGTGGCAAAAGAAAATGCTAAGGGTAGAAATAACAAAAAAAGTTAAAAAACTTTCATTCTGAATGAGAGAAAAATATATTAATGCTATATTATCAACAATATTAGGGCTCACGCCCTGATATTGCTTTGATATTAAATAAAGTTGCATTAGTTTTACGTAATATAAACCAATAATTAAACAACTACATATATGTCTGATAACTTAGATAGTCCATCAATGGGAAACTTTAGTATCCAAGATACTATGGATATGGGTGCAGGAAGCGCAGAACTTCTTAATGATTTAATGGGACCAGAAACATCAACAGCAAATCCTGAAGATATTCAGAAAATTGTTAGTGAAGTTGAAGATCCAGCACCAGCACCAGCAAAACCTAGAGGAAAAGAAGTAACACCTCTTCCAGAAAATGCTACTCCAGAACAAGAAGGTCAAACAGCTCTTTCAAACTTCTTAGGTGATAACACTGAAGATGAAGATGATGATTCTGTTGAAACTCCTATTGCACCAAAGCCTGCAGCGAAAGATTCTTCTGAAGAAGATGAAGAAGCATCAGCAGGAACTCAATTCTCAGCTTTAGCTAATGACCTATTTAATTTAGGTGTATTCTCTAAAGGAGATGATGAAGAAGATGTAGCTATTTCCACTCCTGAAGAATTTCTTGAAAGATTTAATACTGAAAAGAAAAAAGGAGCAACTGAAATGGTGGAAAACTTCATTGCACAGTTTGGTGAAGATTATCAAAATGCATTTGATGCCATATTTGTAAAAGGAGTAAATCCTAAAGATTATTATAGTGTATATAATACAGCAGTTAGTTTCGCTGAACTAGATCTTTCTAATGAAAGTAATCAAGAGAAAGTTGTTAAACAAGGTTTGATAGATCAAGGATTTGATGCAGACGATGTTGAAACAGAAATTGAAAGATTAAAGAATTACGGAGATCTTGAAAACGTAGCAGCTAAACATCATAAAGTGCTTGTAAAGAAAGAAGCTCAAAAGCTTAATCAATTAGAAGCCACAGCAGAAAAAGAATTACAACAAAAAGCTACAGTTAGAAATCAGTACATAAGTAATGTACAATCTATTTTAGGAGATAAATTGAAAGCAAAAGAATTTGATGGTATTCCATTAAATCCTAAAATTGCTGGAGAGGTTCAAGATTTCTTATTAGTAGATAAATGGAAAACTCCAACAGGAGAAACTTTGACAGATTTTGATAAAGTTATTTTAGATCTTAAACGTCCAGAGAATCATGCAACCAAAGTTAAAGTTGCTTTGCTTCTAAAGATGTTAGAAAAAGATCCTACACTATCTACTATTCAAAAAACAGGGATTACAAAAAAATCTAATGAATTGTTTGGTGAAGTGGCAAGACAAGTTACAAAATCTAAGACAGGTGGTACAACAACCCCTTCCAATGCAAATAAATGGTTCATTTAGAATATAATTAATAACAACAAAAAAAATAATTAATAATGGCAATTCAAACAATCCCAGGATTAACAGGTTTTACCTATGCTCGTGTTGCGTCTATGGACAAACGTGCAGTAGGAAAACTTACTGATTCAAATCACTTAGAATCATTCCACAGCACTGAGCCTGCTGACTATGATAAAAAAATCATCAGTCTTTACACGCAAAGTTCTTTGTACAGCAATGACTTCTTAGACATGATTAACAAAAGCACACCTTATTACATCGATAATAATAGTGATGCTTGGAAATGGCAAATACAAGTTCCTTACAAATTTCCAAAAATTATTGACATTCCTAACTCTACACTTGATTTAACTAAACCAGGTATTGATGGTCAAGAATTTCAATTAGTTTTAGATACTAATGAATTTTCTAAAAATGCAATTGTATCTGTAGGTTCTCGTCAATATGGTCCACGTTTCTACGTGATCAAAGATCCAATGCCTTGGAATGCAGGTTTCTTGTATTCATTTACATTATTGTCTGACAATCCTACAGTAGACTTCGTTTCTTCTACATTCTTACAAGTTGGTATTGAATTAGAATTAGTTGATGCTGCAATTGGTGAATTTGATCAAGATTTATTAGGTCTTCCAAGATTGGGTGAGCAAATCACAATGTTCGAATCTTTAGGTTCTGCATATGGTTATGAGCACAAAATCACAGAATGGGCTGATGATAAAATGATGGTGGATACTAAAGGTAATCCTTTAGACATCTTAGTTTATGCTCCACAAAGAAGAAATCAATTACCTTTAACTCGTAATGATGTTAAATGGGAACCATTCATCGAATTCTGGATGCGTAAATCTATGTTGGAATTGAAAGTTAAACGTATGATCTGGGCTAAACCAGGTACAGTTAAAACTAACGGTTCTAAACAAGAAGTTAAACGTACATCTGCAGGTGTTTACCACAGAATGCGTAACAATGGTAACTTAGTACAATACAACAGAGGTGAGTTTTCTGCAAACTTGATTCGTTCTGTATTTGGAGATCTTTTCTACAGAAGAGTGGATGTTAAAGATCGTAGAGTTAAAATGTACACTAATGAAGCTGGATTCGATGTATTCCAACAAGCTTTGAAAAATGATGCATTGAACTCAGGTCTTACTTTCATGGCTGATTCTGGAAACAGATACATGCAAGGTGAAGGACAACACATCACTTACAACTTTGCATTTGATGCAATGGTAACTCGTGAAACTGGTCGTGTTGAACTTATTCACTTGAAAGAATTAGATTTACCACAATCTAACCTAGAATTTGGACAAAACAAAAAATCTACTCCAGTATTTATGGTGTTTGATGTTTCTCCAATGGGTGATGGTTCAATGGTAAACAACATTAGAGAAGTACGTATGAAAGGTGCTCCTTCTATGACTTGGGGTTATATTGATGGTACAAGACACCACTTAGGTTTTGCTAAATCTCAAGGTATGTCTTCTGCTAACAAATTCCCAGGATACGAAATCTGGATGAAAGACAGATGTGATGTATTTATTGAAGATTTGTCAAGAACTGTGTTGATCGAGGAAATCCCACAATTCTAATAAAAGATAATAGTACTCTAGCGGCATACCACAAGAACTGCCCTAGAGTCTTTTCTTCGAGAAAAATCCCCTCGACTCCTCTCCCTCCTAGAGGGGATGATTCTCAAACAGTGCCCAACTAAGCATTTGCCTTAGTGCTGCACTTTAAAAAAATAAACATGAGTGATGGATTGGGGTGTCCCTGGTCGCATATCCATTCAATTGGAACACTCAGCTAAACCAATTTTTTAATTAAACTACATATGGGTAAAATAGGAAAAATCTCTACTATCAAGAAAGAGTATAACAGCACGCAGTTACAAACCATGCAAAGTAACCTTGCTCAACAAGGTATGACAAGAATCCCTGGAACAGGAGTTTTTAAATATCCTTATAAAGAGCTAGATGGTAAATACAGAACAGGACTTGATCACACTGCAGCTTATATTAGAAGAATTTCAGATCCTACTGAAAGAGAACTTGAAATTGAAAGAGTTACTAACTTGAGAAAAAAACTTGAGGAAGATCTTGGAGATATGGATCTTGGTCCACGTTCAGCTTTTTGGAACTATGGATTATCAACTTCTACAGATGATGTATCACACGTTCAACCAGTTAAACTTTTAGATGGTGATAACTACTTTGATTTAAGCATTCCTTTTCAAGAACTAGCATTTGCTTGGTTGAGAGTTCATCCAACTATTGCTACAAGCTACCAAGCTTGGGAAAGAGGAGAATTTGCTGCTGATGTACAATTCTATGTAGTGGATGATGAAATCGAAAATGCTGTTATCTTTAAGAAAAAACAACTAATTAACAAAGCAATTGTTAAGTTTGATTCTATGACTCCTGAGAAGAAAAGAAAAGTTGCAAGACTTTTAGGTCTTCCAGTAACAGAAGAAACAAAAGAAGAAGTTGTTTATAATCAAGTAGATAACATGTTAAAACAAACAGAATTTAAGAATGGTAAATATTCAGGCTTAAATCCAGTTGAAGTATTTAACAGGTTTGCAGACATGAGAGAAAATTTACTCCATATTAAAGATTTAGTTAAACAAGCTATTGCACATTCTGTATATAGAATTAAACCAAGTGGTAAAGTCTATGAAGGAGAATTTGAAGTGGCTAATGATGAAGAAGAACTTGTTAAATACCTTGCTGATGATGATCACCAAGACGATTTAATAACTTTAGAACAAAAGTTAAAAACTAAAAAATTAGCTGCTGTATAATGAGCCAACAAGAACTTTTAGATGACTGGCTTGCTAAGAAAATTGAAAAATTTCCGCATACTAAAGAGTTTATTGAAAAATCAATAACTGAAAAGCAAGTAGGGATTGTAAATGGACACATAGAGTGGTCAACTTCTTTTATAAAAGAGTTAAATATTTTAGAAAATAAAAAGATATGATACCAGTAGATAGTTTATTATACAAGATTGATCAAAGATTGAATAAGCTATCAACTAATGAGCATCAACAAATTCAATTAGAGGATAAAATTTTAGCCCTCAACGAGGCTCAAATTAAGTTGATAAAGCAAAAAGTAGATGGTATTAGTATTGTCAGTGGTCTAGGGTTTGATGCATTTAAAAAACGTTATGAAGATCTTCAAAGTCTTGTAGTAGCTTATAATGAAGGCATGCTCCCTTTAACATTAAAGAATCCTGAATTAAACCAATGGGCAGCTAAAATTCATACACTTACACCTAAATATATGTTTTATGTGGATAGTTATGTATTAGCTGATAAAGGAAGATGCAAGAATAGACAAATTTGGATTAACAGAGATCTTGCCAAACATGGCGATCTTCAATTTGTTCTAAACAATGTACATTATAAACCAAGTTTTGAATACCAGGAGACATTTAATTTTTTAAGTTCAGATGAAATTAGTATATTTACAGATGGAACATTCACTCCAAAAGAGATATACATTTCTTATATGAGATACCCAGTTTATATTGATAAACAAGGATATGTCAAATTTGATGGAACAAACTCAATAGACCAAGATTGTGAATTAGAAACTTATTTAGAAGATGAACTTCTAGATCTTACAGTGGAAAATTTATCAATGTACACAGAGAATATGTCTGCAATGCAAACTGCACAATATAGAATACAAACAAACGAATAAATAATTAATTAATAAATAAATAAATAAAATGGCTGATTTTTCATTAACTACGTTTTTCGTAGTGCCAGTGGCTCAAACTACTTTGCCAACTGGTAGCTCTACGCAAGACTTGACAGCAGGAATAGTTGGAATTTTTGATAACAACTATGTAGCAACAGCTACTCCTAGCACAGCTCCTTATTTCTATGTAGCTCAAGGTAGAGCAAATACATATTTACAGGGATCTAAGCGTTCTGACAAGATCTCTGGAGCATTAAACTCTGGTTACAAACACAATGTAACTGAATGGTACAAAGTTTCAGGATGTTCTACTCCTGCAGTACAAGTTACTAATGTAGATGGATGGAATGTGAAATGTGGAGATGTTGTTACATTAACACTTAGAGCGCACTCTTCTTATATTGATACATTGTACTTCAATGGTTTCACACGTTCAGTAACTGTACAAGCACCATGTTGTGATTGTGGAGGTGATCCATGTACAACTGTAGATGTTCCTGCATTAATTGATGCTTTCATCGTAAAATTAAAATTGCAAGCACCTGGTATCAACCCAGATAACATTAGCTTTAACAATTTCTATGACTTCCAAAGAGTTGGAAATGATGCTTTAGCTCAATTGGTTATCACTGCAAAACCTTTAACTGCTTACGGACAACCTTGTGATGTTGCTGCTTTCCCTCATGAATATGACAGAATGTGGTTCCGTACATTTGTTTACTCTGGTCCAGCTACTACTGCTGACTTTATTGTTGCTGATACTTGTAACATTGTAGCTAATGCTACTATTGTTCAACGTTCTTCTTATGCTTCAGGACAGTCTACAGAAATGCAACAATTAGAGAAAAATTTCTATAGCTACCAAGCAGGTTATTTGAAACACCTTTACAGAATGAATGGATACAATGAGAACTTTGAGACTTATGTATCTGCTGGTGTTACTTATGATACTTACTACGTTAAATTTAACGAGTATGATAAAGCTGCTTACGCTTGGGGTGATTATATCCATGAAGATGCTACAGTGATTATTGCTACACCAAATGCTGATGTAAGTGGAATCTCTGCTGCTGTTCAAGCTGCTCTTGAAGATGCTTTAGGTGATGTTGTTGATAACAATGCTTGTATCACTACAACTTCAACTACTACTACAGTATGGCCTTCTACTAGTACTACTACCACTCTTATTCCATAAGAATAAAGTAGTAAATATTATTAAACCTATACCAGAGGGTGAGAGGATGTTCTCAAGTCCTCTGGTATTTTTATTTATAAAAATATGCCAACATTAAAATTAGATATTCTAGTAATTCCTACATATAATACTTTAACTCTTGCGATTGCAGATGCTTCTACCTATCCTAATGATCCTCCAGTTGTTACATCCCCTACAATTGAGATAACAGTTCCTGGATTTGGAAAAGTATTTATTCCTTTCACTGTCAATGATTTAAATATATTTAAGTCAGATACATTGGGAATTACATCATCTGGTGTTGAGCAACCTCTTCCTGATGGTGTTTATTATTTTAAATATTCAATAGCACCTGCACTTGACAATTATGTAGAAAAATCTTTCATGCGTGTAGATAAACTTCAAGAGAAGTTTGACAATGCATTTATGAAATTAGACATGATGGAATGTGATAGAGCAATTAAACAACAATCAAATGTTGAATTAAACTCTATCTATTTCTTTATCCAAGGATCTATTGCAGCAGCCAATAACTGTGCAACAGTGGAAGCAAACAAATTATATCAACAAGCAGATAGAATGTTAGACAATTTTATCAATGCTGATTGTGGATGTACAGGTAACAATTATATAACTAACTTTTATTAAAAATGGCAACATGTAGAAATTGTGGAGGTAACTTTGGTTGTGGGTGTCAATTAACTAATGGGCTATGTGCAACTTGTTATAATATATCAAAAAAATTCAAATCCTTCTGTAAATATGCTTTCTCCTAGATTAACAAACTGTGTAGAGTGTGAAAACATATCTAACCTTATAGCAGAAATAGATTGTAAACTTACAACTATGTCTATGTCATTATATAACACAATGACATTAATGGTTAATAGACCATTTTATCCATGGGTATATAACAGTCTTTTAAACTATAAAAGAATATTGATGTATAAACAGGTAAATCCTGATTATGATATACAATATCCTATAAATAAAATTGCAAGTAAAGTTAAACTTTTAATAAAAAAATAATGAGCTGTAATAATTGCTTTAATGGTTGTACTGAAACTGTATCAGATCAGTGCATAAAATATACAGGACTTGCTATTCCTGAATTAGGTATTAACAATGGTGATACTCTTTCTTCTGTAGAATTAGCAATCACTACATACTTAGTAAACGCATTAGATGGATCTGGAATTTATCCAATTATAGATCAATCTACTATCTGTAATGTAATCAGCAAATATTTAGCTGAGTGTGCAGGATGTGATGGGCTTTCATTGAATGAATTACTTGCAGCAATGATTAAAGCGGTATGTGATCTTCAAGTACAAATAAATGCTACTAATGCAACTATTGCTGCACTAGAAGATGCATATGATGTAGATTGTTTAGAAGGAGTTGTAAGTGACTCTGGAACTCATGATATACTACAAGCTACTATTACTAAACTATGTGAAGTTAATACATCTCTTACAGGAGTTATTAATAGTCTTACTACATATGTTACAGCAGATAATATTGATAGTTATATTGCAGCATATTTAGCAAATAATCCTACATCAGGATTAGTTAGTAATAAAATGGTTCCTTTTGCTGTAGTTGAATATTATGGTCCTTTAACATACTTTGATATTACAGGTGCAGGAACATTAGATTGGGATAAAATTTATTTATGTAATGGTCGAAATGGAACTCCAGATAAAAGAGGAGTTGTAGGAGTTGGTGTATCTGATGGAACTATGGGTGGAGAACCTATGCCTACAAGAACAAATCCTTCCACTGTAGGTAATCCTACATATGTAGTTAATGTTGCTCAAGGTGTTAACACTATAGCATTAAATACTGCTCAAATACCTTCACATTCACACAGTCTTACTATAAACTCTGCAGGAGATCATTTTCATTACACTGTAGTTGCAGAATCTAATACAACTACCAATGATAATAGTCTTTATAATGGTACTGTTGTAGGAAGAAACGATCTTGGTCTTACATCTAGAGCACTAAATGCTGATGCAGATGCATTTGATTATGAATTAACTACTTCTGCAGGTCCAATTAATGCTGGTAAAACAAGTACTAATGGTGTACATACACATACAGGTTCAATAGGAGTTTTTGGTTCTGGAGACAGCCATAATAACTATCAACCTTCATTACCTTGTTATTATATTCAATATAGACCTTTTTAAAAAATAAATTATGTGGCCATTCTTACAAACACCAAACTCTGCATGTGGATGTAGCAGTCAATCTGGAACAAATCAATGTGGTTGTGATAAGATTTCTTCTTTAGATGTATCTTATAATGGACCAGCATTAGTTTGTTCAGGTATAGAGCTCTGTGATTCTCTTACAGTAGCATTACAAAAAATAGAAGAAAAAATATGTACAGCAGGGAATATTTCTGGATCTGGTATTAATAATTACGTAGCAAGGTGGACTCCAGATGGAAATACATTAGGCACAGGACTAATAAGAGATAATGGTGTTAGTACAGCCATTAATTCTGCGCCAAACTCTAATGCATTATTAACAATACAAACAACTTCACATAGTTATGCACAGTATACAGTTCTTGCAAGAACTTCTAATGATAATAATATTGGTATAAGAAATTTAACTTTTGGATCTACAGATACAAATATTGGTATACAAGGTGTTGGTTCTGGAAAAGATAATAATATTAATATTGGTATTAATGGTATTGGTTCTGGGATTAATGATGACGCTGGTACTGCTATAACTATAGGAGGAAAATTTGAAGCTTATGATACTAATTTAGGTAATAGTTATGCTGTACAATTATATGATGGTTCTCAAGGTGTAGGTAAGTTTTTAAAATCTATAACCAATGATGGGCATGCTAATTGGGCAAATATTACAGCAACAGATGTAACAGGTGTAGTTGGAGGTTCAGGTACTACTAATTATGTATCTAAATGGACTCCTAATGGAAATACACTTGGCAATAGTCAAATACAAGATGATGGTACTTCAATAAGTGTAAACACTACTTTGTCACCAGTAACAAAAGTATTAATAAGTAGTGGATTAGAGTCAGGATTAAGGGTACTAAACTCCAACGGAGGGTATGCTTTAAATGGAATTTCTACAGGATTATCTTCATTTTCAAATATTAGTTGTGGTGTATCTGGTTCAGGCTCTGGAGGTACAGTTAATTACGGAGGAGAATTTGGTGCACTAGGTACTGCTATTAGAAATACTGGATTAACTGCAACTGCTACTGGAGCTACTATTAATATAGGAGCACAAATATATGCAAGTGGTGGAACTGATTATGCCTTACAATTACAAGATGGTACAGAAGGAATTGGTAGAGTTTTAACATGTCAGACATCAGATGGAAAAGCAAATTGGGTAACACCTTCTTCTAGTGGACTTTCTGGATCTGGTACCACTAATTATATATCTAAGTGGACTCCTGATGGCAGTACACTAGGAGATTCAATTATACAAAATATTGGGGATCAACTGTCAATTGGAGCTGCACCAGACCCTATTAGTAAATTCTATATAGTTGATAATATTTATTCTAATACTCAAAAAATAGTACAAACAAAAACGACAGGACTTAACAATGTTTTTATTGTAGAATCAAGTGGAATTGGTGCTTCAGCAAATACCGCAATTACTGGAAGTGCTAGTGGTGCGACTATAAATATAGGAGTCGCAGGCACTACTAGTGGGGGAAGTCTTAATTATGCAGGATTTTTTCAATCTTCTAATGCAACTACTAATATAGGAATTTATGCTCAAGCTGGAGGAACAGGTTTAAAATATGCAGCAAAGTTAAAAGATGGTACAGAAGGTGTAGGAAAAGTTTTAACATGTGTAACTGCAGATGGAGACACTAATTGGGTAACACCTATTTCTGGTTCAGGTACAAATAACTATGTTGCAAGATGGCATCCAGATGGAAACACATTAACCACAGGATTAATAAGAGATAATAATACATCTGTAGGTATAAACACAGCTCCAGATTCAGCATTTAGATTAGCTGTGGCAGCTAATACATTAAATGGACTTTACATTGATACAAATAAAATATCTTCAGGATCAAATACTGCTTTTGGTATTAATAGTACTTCTTCTGGTACTGGATCAATAGGTGAAAATGTTGGTGTATATGGGGTTGCAGTTAATAATACTAATGTTAATTATGGTGTATATGGTGGTTGTACTACCCCTACTACTGGTAAAAATATAGGTTTACGTGGTTTAGCTGGTGGAGGTGCAGCAGGAACTTATGCTATACAATTACAAGATGGCACACAAGCTGTAGGAAAATTTCTTAAATCTATAACTAGTAATGGAGAAGCCAATTGGGCAAACATTACTTCTAGTGATACAACTGGTGCAACAGGATCATTTACTTCTCAAGATGGAAAAACAATTACAGTAACAAACGGATTAATAACTAGTATAATATAAACCAATATGACAGTTTTAATAACATTAACAACAGCAGGAGCAGACTCAGGTCCTTTTGATCTTTATTCAGATCTTGATGGATACTTAGCAGCTTTTGAATCTGGTGTATCTAAAGCAGCATTAGAAGCAGGATATGCTTCTTCTTTAGTACCAGATTATACAAATACAATTAGAGTTAAATCTAATGGTGTTTATTGTACAAATTATACAAATATACCTGTAGGTACAACAACCACTACAACATCTTCTACTACCACCACTACTACAACTATAGGTCCTTTAGTAATAGAACCAGCTTCAATTTCTAGTACAAGTAATTCAGTTAATGGTTGTGGAGAAGCATTAGATTCTATTTGTTGGATAGGTACTTCAAACTTTGGAATATTATCACCAGGAGATATTGTATATGATGATCCTTCAGGTGTAACAACTATAGTTGGAACTGGACAATATTATCATATTAAATTAACAGCTTATCCTAATTATTATTCAGCACGTGTTGATAATGTAGGTGAAATAGGGCCTACAGTACCAATAGTCTGTCCATAATATTAAAAAAGTCTTGTTTTGTTGGTTTTACAAGATCTTTCTCCTAGACATATTAGTATGTCTGGGAGTTTTTGTTTTTAACTATTTTAGTTATAAATAATAACCTACATCGTTAAAATTACTTGCATAATAATAAAAATACATTTATCTTTACGATATTTTAATAAAACTAATGTATATGTTTGAAAATCAAGATTTAATAGAACAACTAGAAAAACTTTTACGCTTTAAAAAATCAAAAGCATATTACATTAAAAGACTAGGGATTACTGAAAATGAGTTAAATAGCCTCCTTAGAGAGATTAGAAACAAAAATAATCCACACAGATTTAAAAAACTTGTACATAAAGAAAGTACAAGAAAAGTAAATAATGAAAAAGGCACCATTGAAAGTATAGTTGTCTCAGACTTTGAACCCAAAGATGATCTTGAACTTGCTTCTCTACATAAAATAAACTTAGACAAATACATTATAACTAATTACTGGTCTAAAATCTTACCAAACGGTAAATTCACTTCCTCAGTCTTTTCTAAAAGAAAACAACCACAAGATTACTCCTTAGAAGACTTTACAGAATTCTTAAACAACTACACTCCAAATCAACTAGAAGTAAATAAAGAAGATGTTGATCTTTCTAAAGAACATGTTGATATAGAACTTTCTCTTTCAGATTTCCATTTAGCTAAAAGATATGTAGATGGAGAAAATGATCCTCACCAAAGAGCTTTAAAGTTTTTTAATGTAGCACAATCTTTGGTACATAAAGTTAGAAGTGTTTACAATATTAATACAGTGGTTTTGCCAATATCTAATGATTTCTTTCATACAGATAATTATCAAAATCAAACTACACAAGGAACTCCACAAGATGTTATTATGGATTATAGTTCTGAATATGAATTAGGATTTTCTATTCTTGTTGATACAATTAACATGTTAAGAGCAAATGCTAATGATGTATGTGTAATTTTAGTGCAAGGTAATCATGATCGAACTAAATCATTTTATTTAGCACATGCATTAGAAGTGTTTTTTAAAGAACATTATGATGTAGAGTTTATTAGAAATCATAGTGTAGTTAAAGCAAAGGTGTTAGGCAATACATTCATTGGATGGCACCATGGAAATTGCAAGTTAGAAGATCTTCCTTTATTGTTTGCCACTCATCCAGAATATGGAGCATGGTTTGGTAATAGTAAATACAGAGAAATCCATACAGGAGATAAACATCACTATATGGCAAAAGAAACTAAAGGAGTTAGAATACAACAAATGCCTAGTCTTTCAGGAACTGATAGATGGCACCTAGATAATAATTATGTACATAGTGTACGTGCTGCTCTTGCTTTAGTATATGATAGATATCATGGTAAAGTGGCAGAGTTTGAACATAGAATATAAACAACATGTCAACATTAAGAAAATTAGTATCAGATGTAAGATCAGCACATAAACTATTATCAACAGATTCGTTGATAACAGATCGTGCTATTGCTTCTGAAATAAGAAATAATGCTCTTCTACTTATAAAAAGAGAAACAAACCTTAGAAAACTTTGGTCCACTGATACATTATTTACAACAATTCCTTGTTTAGATTTGGTACAAGTACCTATTTCTGAATGTTGTGATTATGTAGATGAATGTACTGTTGCTAGAAGTAGATTTAAAATTCCTAGAATTTCTGAAGGAAACTATCAATATACAATACAAGGAGTATATTCTATTAATGCTTTAAGTGGATCTGGAAAGAAATTAAAAGAAATAACTGTAAATAGATATGTCAATCTATTAAGACTTCCTGTAATTAAGAAAGAAAACTATTTTTGGATAACTAATGGTTATCTATATGTAAATAACCCTTTTTTACAAAGTCTTAGACTGGTTGCTTTTTTTGAAGAAGATATTCCTAATGATGTAATGTATTCTGATTGTAGCTGTGGTAATGCACAAGTGACTGATGAAGAATTCTGCAAAAATCCATTAGATAAAGAGTTTGCTTGTCCAGGGTATTTAGAACAACAAGTGTTACAACTAACTTCTCAAAAACTTCTAACTACATATTTCCAAATTAAAACAGATATGACTGAAGATGGAATAGATGGTCAGGCACCTAATACAAAACCTACTAACTAATGAGAACAAAGATAGAATGGAGGAGTGCAAGTAAAGATAACTATCTTAAATTTTGCAAAGAGTATTCTAGTATAAAATTAACATTTGATGAGTGGAGAAACATCATATATTCTTTCAATGAGTCTTTTAAAGAACACATTTTAGAAACAGGAGATAAGATTAAATTACCTTTTGGATTTGGAGAGTTTTCAATTAATAAAAAGAAAAGAAAAAGATTGTTACACGCTAATGGGAAAGAGTTTATTAACCTTCCTATAGATTGGCAAAAAACTAAAGAGAAAGGTAAAGTGATATATAACTTTAACTATCATACAGAAGGATATTTCTTTGGCTGGCATTGGTTTAAAACCACAGCAAGATTTAAACATTCTGATCTTTGGTATTTTAAACCTTGTAGATTAACATCAAGACTCCTTTCTCATTATTTAAAAACAGATGATAAATATCAACATATATACAAAGAGTATAATGTTAAATAAATAAAATAAAATGAGTTACTACTACAAATACAATTTTATTAGCCCAGAACCTGTCTATTCCACTGTTAAAGAAGAATTAAAATCTTACTTTGACACTGGTGCAGTGGATGATCTTTTGTTTCCTACATATTTAGATAAGTGTCTTAAAAAGTTAGGAAGAACAACTTATCAAATTATTGAAGCTCCTTTATTAGTACAAGATTTCCAAGCAAGACTTCCAGATAACTTTTATGCTGTTAGAGAAGCTTGGATGTGTTCAGAGATTCCTTTGAGACCATATCAAGATGCTAATTCTTTTTATTCACAAGCTGCTACATCAACAACAATACAAATTGCACCTTTAACTATTGGAGGTACACCATGTAATAATACAGGGTGCCCAGATCCTTTGTGTCAAGGTACATGTATGCCTGTGTTGTCTCAAGCAGTGTATAAAACAAACAATGAGATTTCTCGTTCTTATAAAAAAGAATTCTTGTTGCAACCAGGTAATATTTCTGCAAGACAGAATTGTGAATTATCTTATACAGAAAACTTCACTCCTAATGCTTCTTCTTTAGATTCATTTGATATTAGAGATAATAAGTTTGTTACTAATTTTAGAAACGGACTTGTACATTTAATGTTCTATGGTACTGAATATGATGAATTATCTAATCAATTGATTCCAGATAACTATCGTATTAGAGAATATGTAGAAGCATTCATTAAATATAAAGTTTTTGAAATGCTGACTAATCAGACTAATGATGAAACTTTTAATCAATTACAGCAAAAACTTTTATATTATAAACAACTTTCTGAAGAAGCATTTATAATGGCTGATATTGAAATTAAGAAACAAACTCCTTGGGAAAAACAAAGAAGGATTAAAAATGATCTTAACAGGTTTAATATGTATGAACTTCCTAATCGTACTAACAGATATGGTAGAAGACGTAACAATTAATTAAATTATGGCTGACGATAAATTAAAAAAAATTAAAGACATTCTTGGTGGAGATGATAAATCTAACATTAATAATGAATATAATGTTGCCTCAACTGGATTAAACCTAGATAATAGTGTTAATCAAGTTACTAAAGGCCAATTAACATATGCTTTAAATGCTGCTGTAGAAAACTTTGATTCATCTTCTGTTAACTATCAAAATGAACCAGGGAATGAATTTTGTTTACAGTTTCCTTCAGGCTATCAATTAATTGGTAAACATGCTATTATAGAAAAAAGTAAACACATATTCTTTTTATCCAATCCTCTTACACAAAGTAGTGAAATTGGATTTATGGATAATAATGATTGTGTTTATCAGAAGTTAATTAATGCTTCTTGTTTAAACTTTGATATAAACCATCCAATACAAAAAGTTGTACATAAGATTTCTAATTGTACAACAGAAATATATTGGACTGATGGATTTAATTCTAGAAGATATTTAGATATTGAAAATCTTCCATATACATTAAAAGTTGGATCTGACTTATGTGATCCTCAATATACACAAGAACTAGATTGTAATCAAATATTATTGCAACCTAATTTTACTATTCCTCAATTAGATATAGTTGATGTTGTATCTGGGGGAGCATTAAAAGCTGGAACATATCAATTTGCTATTCAATATAGTGATGCTGCAGGAAATCCTTTTACATCATATTATTCTGTTACAAATCCAACACCTATTGCAGATGTACAAATAACCACTCCTAATTATAATTATGAAGTTGGTAAATCAGTTATTGTTTCTATTAGTAATCTTGATTTAACAGGGCAGTTTCAATATTATAATTTAGCTGTAATAAAAACAATTAATAATATTACTACCCCTGAATTAATAGGTACATATTATATTGAACAAGCAACAGAAAAAATAACTTATTCTGGTCAAAATGTTACACAAATACAATTAGCTATTGAAGATATTTTTGAAAAATATCCTTATTATGAAATAGCACAAGATGTAACAGCTGTACAAGATGTTCTTGTATGGGATCAACTTACATCTATAGATAGAATTAATTATCAATCTATAGCTTCTCAAATATCCCTACAATGGGAAACATATAAAATACCTGCAACAGAAAACTATGCAGATGAATTAAATGCTACAAACCTAAGAGGATATCTTAGAGACGAAGTGTATGCATTTGAAATTGCATTTCTTTTAAAGAATGGAAAACAAACAGATGGTTTTCATATTCCAGGTAGAGTTATAGGTATTAATGAACAATACCCAGATGTAACTACAGATAATGCTGATTTTATAGGAACTCCTGATTTTACAGATTCTTTTGGAACAGGTTATAGTGCATATTGGAAAATATATAATACAGCTTCTGTAATTGGAGTTGCTACAGGTCCAAAAATAGGTAATGCTACTCCTTATGAATATGGAGAATTTGCTTATTGGGAATCAGACCAAGAGTATCCTTGTAATTTAGAATTGTGGGGAGAACTTGCAGGACAAAAAATTAGACACCATAAATTTCCTGATGTACTAGTTTCTCCACATTTTGAATCAGCTATGTTTACAGGTGCTGATAATATGGTGATGCAAAGAGATGCTGTATTTCCTTTGGGAGTTAAAATTGATCATGGTTCAATAACAGCATTTATACAAAATTCTAATCTTACTAAAGAACAGAAAGATAATATTGTTGGGTATAAAATACTTAGAGGAGATAGAAGTACAAACAGATCTATTGTAGCTAAAGGTATATTAAGAAATGTAGGTAAATATACAAAAGAAGAAACAGATTATTATTATCCAAATTATCCTTATAATGATCTTAATGCAGACCCTTTTATAAACACTACTAATAATGCTTGGGCAGGACAAGCTGATCCTTGGTTAATAACAACTATTACACCAGGAAAATATCAGTATTCAGATCCTAATACAAATAAAATAACTTATGATGATCTTCCTCCTGTAGGAGAAACAATTGAAATTTGTTCAATATCAAGACCACAAACTACAGGTGAAGGTAAAGCTACAATAGGCCCTGGTAATTATGATGTATTTTATATTACAGGTGAAGGGGGAGCTACAGGATTTGAAGCATCTTGGTTTACTCCTTTTACAACAGATAATACTGCGCTTAACCCTGATAGTTTTTATTTAGATGGAAGGGGATGTTGTCCTGGTTGTGATTTTTCAGATTTTTCATATGCAGTAGTTAATGTAGGTGTAACAAACATTTCTGAAGATTGTACTCCAAGTGATATACTTCCTTGTCAATGTGCTACCACTGGACCTTTTGGGTGGAGATTTGATCAATTACAACCTGCTACTGTACAACCACAAAATGTAATTTTACCTATTAAACAGGGTGGAAGAAGGTCATCATTAAACTGTAAAGTAATAGAATCTTTACCTGTTATTGGTGCTGTAGAAAAACGTAGACAAATATTTAATTCTCCAGAAACATCTTTTGGTCAACCATTTTTAGGTAATGTATTAAAACTTGAAAATGTAATGTTTGGTGCTGGTAAAGCCCATTTTGTTGAAGTGAGAAATAATGCTAAGTATAAATTACTTACAAAAAATGCTCAAAAAATTGCATTAGATAGTTCTAAAAGAATAGCAGATTATGGTGATTTTAATGCTGCTGCAATGTTTACTGCATATCAATCTTATTTAACTATTTATATTAATGGTATTACTAGAAGAAATTTTGCATATTCATTTAACTCTATAGCTAATTATGATTATAGTGCTAGTATAGATAATGATTTAGGTATTAAACAAAGAGAAGTTGATCTTAAACAATATCTTATTCCTGCAGTACAAACTGTTGGAGATACTAATAATACTCCAATTAATAACTGGAATAGAGAATCTTCTGTTTTTATTAAAACAACAGAAAAATATGATGGATTGCCTTTTCCAAAAGATACACCTAATCTTGTTACTTTAGGAGGAGGAGACATTATTGATAAATCTAGATTTACTATTTCTAGTAGTGGAGCTTGTAATGTACCTTCTAAAGAACAGCCAATAAGTGTTGTATCTTATTATGCTTCTTTAAAGAATACTTTTATTGGACAATGGGGTCAAATATATTCTTATGAAACTATTGATACAGGGTTTCAAAGAATGTTAAATTTAGCAGCAGAACCAGAAATTATATTTGGTGGAGATACATTTATTTCTAGATTTGC